ACACTGTCGCAGGTAATTTAAAATTTTGCGGTGACTTAAAATTATCACCAAGGGAGAAATTTAGTGACGGCCTCATTTAAGAAATTTGCAGAAAGTTTGTGTTGCGGTGGTGATTGTGGCCACGAGGAACCAAACAACAACTCACTCATTGAAGGTAATATCTTTAGAGTTGGTTCTGAGAAATACTATGAGTATTTTAGAAATATAAGAGAGTCGTACAAGAAAGGTGAACTTACAATTGGAAGTAAGTTCGATATCGAGATGTTAGAAGGTAACATCGGAGAATTTGCAGAATATGAAGGAAAGAATGTACCACTGGATTGTCCAATGGAAGAGAAACAAGATGCTCCATTGAATGAACCAAAAAGAGGTGGTCCAAAGAAATTTTATGTTTATGTAAGAAAGCCAGATGGTGGTATTAAGAAAGTAACATTCGGAGACACAACTGGTCTTTCTGCAAAAATTAACAATCCTGCAGCAAGAAAATCATTTGCTGCAAGACACAATTGTGATCAAGCAAATGATAAAACTACTCCAAAATATTGGAGTTGCAGATTGCCAAGATATGCTAAGCAATTAGGATTATCTGGTGGTGGCAGCTTTTTTTGGTAATGAAAAGCTTTAAGCAATATTTACAAGAGGCAGCAGGTATGGGACTTACTGTGTTTGATATTGATGACACTTTGTTTCAAACGAAAGCAAAGATTAAAGTTGTCAAAGATGGTAAAGTTGTAAAGACTTTAACCAACAGAGAATTTAATAGTCATAAGTTACAACAAGGTGAGACTTATGATTTTGGACAATTTAAAGATGCAGATCTATTTGCAAAGACTTCTACACCAATTGGTAGAATGATTGCAAAAGCGAAAGCAATTATAAGAAATGCAACTGCAAGAGGTTCAAAAGTTATTGTATCTACAGCAAGATCAGATATGGATAACAAAGAAACATTCCTTAAGGCTTTGCAGTCTCATGGAATAAATGTAGACAATATTTACGTTGAGAGAGCAGGTAATTTTCAACTTGGTTCCTCAGCGAAAAATAAGAAAGTAGTTTTTAGAAAGTATCTTCGTAGTGGAGCGTACAACAGAATAAGATTTTTTGATGATGATATGAACAACATAAGAAGTTTCTTATCATTAGCAAAAGAATATCCAAATATTGAATTTAACGCATATCATGTAGGAAAAAATGGAAGTACTAAGACCATACGAAGATAAAAATAATATAAGGACATTCAGTAAGGATGTCAACGAAGAAGAACTAATTTGGCATCGTGATAAACAATGGAGATATATCACGATACTAGAAGGTGAAGACTGGCAATTACAAATAGATAATGAATTGCCGAAAGTTTTGGAAATGGGAAGAACGTACCTAATCCCAAGAATGGTCTATCACAGGGTCATTAAGGGAGAGGGAGATTTAAAAATACTAATAGAGAGAGTGAAGATATGGCAGAGTCGCAAGCAACGAGGCTCGACAGGATCGAAGAGAAGATCGACAAACTAACTGATGCAATGGTATCAATTGCCAGAGCAGAAGAAAAGATCGTGTCTTTAGAAAAAAGATTCGACACTATTGAACGTGAACGAGCTGACTTATACGATAAGCTTGAGATCTATCATCAGAAGATGGATAATCTTGAAGTCATCGTAACCAAGAATGGAAATACTATAAATATTATAAATAATCTATTCTGGGTAATACTGGTTGCAGTCATTGGTGCACTGTCAACTCACTTATTCGGAATTTAACAGGAGCAAAAATGAAAACCGAAGATATAAAAAGAATGGCTAAAATCCTCCAAGATATGGAAGAAGCCAAGTTAAAAGGAGGTCAACACAAATTAGATGTTGACGGAGATGGTGATATCGAAGCTGATGATTTAGCTGATTTACGTAAAGGTAAAAAAGCCAAAGTCAAAAAAGATGAGCCAGTAAAAGAATCAGTCGAGCAGATTGAAGCTGAACTACAAGATAATGTAGACAAAACACTTGATAAAGTAGCTCACAATGTGAATAACATGAGAGAAGCTGTTAAGCAAGTTTGGGAAAAAGCTGTACTACCTCAAAAAGGTGGTGAAACAGCTGATGCTACAATGAAGCATGTGCCTAAGTCAACTCATGCAAACATTCAGAACTTAGATAATTGGGATAAACAACTCAATGATAGATCAAAGGGCGAAGCTGAATTTGTACAAAAACATGTAGTTGATGTTATCGATGGTGATAAGATCGAAGGCGAAACAATTGATAAAGCAAAATCTGCTACAAAACCAGCACCTGGTAGAAAAAATGACCAAAAAGCTGGTGATAAAGAAATTATTAACAAACCAGAAGACGTTACTGCAAAAGGCCTTGGTGGAAAAGACATCAAAGGTGCTGGCGGTAACTAATCAAAGGAGTATATTATGGCGATTAAACCACCTGCCTGGTGTACAGGCGCAGTACCTACTTTAAGAGGCTGGGAAGCACCAGATGGTAGTGAATTGTTAGTTTCAAGAAAGCATACACAAGCTGAGATTGATGAGTACAACGGTATACCTGTTGCACCACCAAAACCAGTTGTTGAGCAAAAAGTATCAGAGCCAGAGATGTTAAACGAAGCTCCAATGAATAACGTCTCTTTGGACAAGATGACTAAAACTCAATTAGTTGCTTTAGGTGAACAATTAAATTTAGAATTGAAACCAAGTTGGACTAAACAAACTATATTGAATAAAATTCACGAGGTACTAAGTTAGTTATATATAATTTAGTATGAGATTATTTGAAGAGCTTAACGATAAGAACTTCTTATTGTATGCAGCAAAGAATTATTACAATCCTACTTGTATTGATTCTGAAGACTTTTTTGAAGATTTAAAAAGGTTTAAGTATATAAAAAGATTAGTAAATCGTTATTTAGACAACGATAACCTATCAGAAAGGTTGATACTCAATCATCTGATATGTGTTTTTAACGTGTTTGGTGTACAAGCAGGTCTTAAAATGCTAGAGTTTAGATTAGACGATAGACATTGGCCTGTCATCAAACCATTTTTAATTTTTTTAGGTGCTATTGAGAATACTCAATACACTGGAATAGAACAAGATCAACTGATAGTTGAAAGGCTTAGAGAAATTTAATGAGTATTATAACAAGAGGCGCTGACTTAGTTTATACATTCAGATTCTTAAGACTTCTGACTACTCCATTCGAAAAGACCAAGGCATTCGAACTTGGCATCATAGACAAAGAAGGAAAGAGAGATAAGAAAGGTGTACCATACATCGATACACCAGAAAAGAAAGCAGCGTACACTCCTTTCCATAGAATAGTATTTAATATCAAAAAGTTACTTGCTAAAGCACCAGGAGGAAGCTCTAAGATTGCTTCTTATGCTGCTGCTTTATTTTTAATCAAAGAAAATTACAATGTAACTGACAAGAACTTAGACAAAATACTTAAAGAATCAAACATTGATGCATCTGAACTTTTAGAACAAACAATGAATTGGCTAATTCTAAAAGACGGATCAATTACACCAGGAACATACAAGATTTTAGAAACCAAAATCGTTAATGGAATATTAGACGAACAATGTTATGCAGGTGATAAAGTAAGAATTGAATCTGAAGCAAATAATCCAGTTGGACAAGTCTTCGGTATTAACATCTATGAAGCAACTCACGTAAACACAAATAGAAAAATATATTTGTCAGCAGGAGAGTTAGCACGATGAACTCATTTAAGAATTGGTTTTATGCAGCAGAGGAATTAGGTGGTACATCTACAGCTTCTGTAGCTGGAGCAGGTGATGACAACTCTGTTGTTCCCGTATTTCGAAGAAAAAAGAAAAGAAAAATGTTTGATGTTCCTCCACACGTTTTTAAAAGATTTGAAAACAATCAACGTGTAAAATATGAGAGATGGGCAAAGTATTTAGGTAGTGGCTTATATGAAGATGCTGTTCGTACATACATTCAAACAAATAGAAACGCGGCAGTCGTTCTTCGAAATCTGGTAACAGGAGAGGTAAAAAATATAACTAGCGTAGAATAATCGTGGCATTTCTTGTTCATGATTTACCTACTACACCTGTCTTTGTAAGAAAAGAGTTTCTATACGATCACCAAAAAGGTCATGGTGAACTCACCCCTGGATATTGGATATCCGTTAAAAGCATAAGAAGCAGAGCTTTGTATTTCGAAACCCTGCTCACTGATTATGGGGCTTTATACGATAAGTTACCAATCAGCGCATTTGTTTGGAAAGAAGATTATACAGATGAGTTACCTTTAGATCATTTACAATTGTGGGATTGTTTTGACTATCACTTGACAGTCATCAGAAAACCAATTTTGTCGAGATGTAAATTTTTCGCAAAAAACAAAAAATTATATTCAGGTGACTATCTTTTTACTATAGATAATTGCCATGCAGATAATAATTTAACGAATTGTTGTGTGTCAGAGCTCGATCAAGAGCATAAAAGTTTTAACGTAATTAAGCTTGATAATGGACAATTTGCGATTCAACCAAATAATCGTGTATTGTTCCAAGATGCGAGTCTAATTCCATCTGATTTAGGAGTGCCTGATTTTAAAGTATGCACTCAAAATTACCAAGTAGAAAATGGTGATAAGTGGAGTGTTGGTCACACAGACGACTGGCAATATAAAGCAAAAGAGGAATAACAGTTGTACTTTTAATCACGACTGTGATACAATGGAGAACTAATGGCTAAGCAAAATTATTTAGATATTGAAATTGATTTGAGTCGTGATGAGCTATTTGATAAGCTTGGCATACAAAGACTACAAGAAAGTTACATGAAAGAGGATGAGACTTCTCCTCAACATCGCTTTGCTTTCGTGAGTAAACAATTTGGTTCTAATCCAGAACATGCTCAACGACTCTATGACTATGCAAGTAAACATTGGTTATCATATTCAACACCAATTTTATCTTATGGTCGATCAAGAAGAGGACAGCCTATCTCATGTTTTTTAAACTATATAGAAGATACTGCAGAAGGTTTGGTCCAAAATTTGAGTGAAACAAATTGGCTCTCAATGTTGGGAGGAGGAGTTGGAATTGGTTTTGGAATACGTAGTGCTGACGATAAGTCTACTGGCGTTATGCCTCATCTTAAGATTTACGATGCGAGTTCTTTGGCTTATCGTCAAGGAAGGACTCGACGTGGGTCTTACGCTGCTTATTTGGATATTTCTCATCCTGATATTATACCATTCCTTGAGATGCGTAAGCCTACAGGCGACCCCAATGTTAGATGCCTCAACATGCACCATGGCATCAACCTTTCTGACCGATTTATGGAACTCATTGAAAGGTGTATGGTCGATCCTAGTGCGGATGATTCTTGGAACTTAATTGATCCTCATAGTGGTGCAATACGTGAAACAGTATCAGCTAAAGCATTATGGCAAAAGATACTTGAATTACGTATGGAAACAGGTGAACCATATCTACATTTTATTGATACATCAAATAAAGAATTACCACAATGGTTAAAAGATAAAGGATTAAAGATACATCAATCTAATCTTTGCTCTGAAATTATTCTACCAACAAGTGTAGATCGTACTGCTGTATGTTGCTTATCATCAGTTAACTTAGAGCACTACGATGCATGGAGTAAAGATCCACAGTTTCTAAAAGACGTTGCTGAAATGTTGGACAATGTCCTACAACAATTTATTGATGAAGCACCTGACTCAGTCAAGAGAGCAAAATATTCAGCATCACAAGAGAGATCCATTGGCATCGGTGCTTTAGGATTTCATGCGTATCTACAAAGAAAAGGTATTGCGTTTGAAGGACCAATGGCCAAAGGTGCAAACTTACGAATGTTTAAATTAATTCGTGAGAGATTAGATAATGCTAACTTAGAATTAGGTAAAGAAAGAGGTGAGGCACCAGATGCAAAAGGTACTGGTTTTAGATTCTCACATGTTATGGCCATTGCACCGAATGCATCCAGTTCAATCATAATGGGTAATACCTCACCAAGCATTGAACCATGGAGAGCAAATGCATATAGACAAGATACAATGTCTGGTGCTTTTCTTAATAAGAATAAATATCTCGTAGCATTAATTGACGAATGCTGTGAGAAAGATAAGAAACTAAATTCAGATGAGGTTTGGAGTTCAATTATAGCGAACGACGGATCTGTCCAACATTTATCATTCCTTGATGATTATCAAAAAGATGTCTTTAAGACTGCAATGGAGATTGACCAACGTTGGTTAGTTGAACATGCAGCTGATAGACAAGAGTACATAGATCAAGCGCAATCGCTAAATCTATTCTTTAGACCTAACGTTAACATAAAATATTTACATGCTGTACATTTTATGGCATGGAA